CTCAACATTGGAATTGCGGTATAACCACCCTCCGGATCAGGAGGCTGAAATATACCTGTTAAAGCGAGTAATGGTATCATTATCGTTATCTCCTTTCACAAGGTAATTATAAGGGTGTTTCTGGTTCAGCTTGATAAGAACAATGCCGGAAACAGTTCGATAACCTAATTGAAAGGTGGTGTGACTACAAATGGCTAGTACCGAAATATCCGGTAGAATATTTCAAAAGAGTCTTATGGAAATGATTCATGGACTTGCTTGGAAGAATGGTTACTTAGCTAAGAAAGAAGAGGCTAAATGTGATAGAATCTATACTGATAGGTACGAATCTGCTGCCAGAAAACTTCTTCAATATTATTCGGTGTCTGACCTTAAGAAGATTGCCGATTGTAATGAAACCCGATTCAATAATTTATTGAATGAACTGAAGCCTGAACTTGCACATCTCCGTGATTATCTCATTACATTCTGGTCGTATGAGGAGCCCAACGCATATTACCGTATGTTATATGGTAAACCACCGTTGGATTTTGAGCCGAAATACGGCGTGTATGTGCAGCGTGATAATCCATGGGGATTGGATCATAGAGTCCCTGTCCATGATGCACCATTCAACATTTTAGTCTTGGTTGAAAATGCTGGGGTATTGGATTATTATAAGAACCTGATTGAGCAGGATAAGACATTTCTATATGTAACTCATATGACACATAGAAAGATTTATCCATTCGTAGCCAGACTTGCTCAGGACTTCGATCTTTTATATGTACCAGAAGCAGAAATAAGCGTATTATCACGTGATTTCCGAGAAACATATCAGATGTGTCGCGATTTCATTGTGATTAGATATTACTCTGAGGCATACTACAACCGGTATGAATATTATGAAGGTATGGTAGGTATGTCAATACTCTTTCAGACCATTCAGCAGATGCACGTTAAATATCTCGAAGCCGATATTACCAGAGACTTCTATGATCTCGACTCGATTAAAATCGTATATGAGGCATATTCGGTACCGTTCTTTGAGAATATACCAATCTTCTATCACCAGAAAATTATTAAGGCGATGAACCGCCTGCTTATGTATAAAGGCGGAAACCAGGTATTCTTTGACCTCTGTGCATTGTTCGATTTTGAATCCTTAGATGTATTCAAATACTACCTATGTAAGACAAATGCACAATATGATGAAAATGGTCGACCTATAATCGTCCCTACTCCAAGTGGCAATATCGATTACGAGCAAACATATAAGGTCTTCTTTGCTAAGGGACTTTTGGACGGTGATCCATTTCTCGATATCACTAATGAAAACAATCATCTTGACTATTGGCCAGTTACGGCAGCGGATCCATATTGGATTAACGATGAAGACCTCATACAAAAAATTTACCGTACGGATTACAACTATACTGAGACCAAATATATCGGTCTTCAGATGGTATTCAGTATGACAAAGTTTATGTTCGAGAGCTGTTACTTCATGCAGATGCTTGCACATAACAGACGAACGGTTTCCTATATACGCGTATCGCATGGCAAACTTGGGGCTGAAATTGACCTGTTTACACTGGTCGTTTATATTCATGCCATTATATATAGACGGCTTGGATACGTCGGTAATATCCCCAGAACACTTGAGCAGCGTGGTCGAGTGATGGGATTTAACTTTAAAGACGACCTTAGGCATGTAATTGAGGACCTTCGATACCATGAAAGTGAATTTCATAAATATCATTCATCATCCAGTACAGATATTAAGGTACATGGTCCAAATGTGCAGGTTAACAACGATAATATCGTTGAGGGCACAGCACGTATCAGTGACGACGGGTTTATTACGTTCACTCCTAATAAACCGGTAGATGGTGTGCATCCTAGCAGTGGTAAGGTCTATGTTGATACGGAAAAGCACAAATCGTATATATGGGACATAACCCTCGACAATCCAAGATATGTGGAATATATCGTGGATAATAAACATCATGAAGATTTAGATGGAGATGACCATAAATATAATGTCGGATCAAATATTTATGATGACCTGATGATGATTAGAGACACTTGTGATGTATCCAACTTACTTGACATCCTTGAGAATATGTATATTACAAACGACAGTTCATGTGTTAAAGTATATAATAACATCAAAGAATTGTATCAGCTTCTTGAGGATAGAATTCTGAGATGTAAAGACCCCGATACATATTTCGCATATAAGCATCTTTACAAACTGCTCCTTACAACCGAAGAAACTGCGGACATATTCCTTAAATCGGACGGTACCGTAGCGGATAACATAATCGAACTTCTCGAAGACTTGAACCCATCATTATCTGTCAGAATATCCATGATGACGGATACACAATTGGTACAAGAATTACAATACTCACTTGCTGCACTTGAAAAGATAGGTGCCGAACTTAAGTATATCCAGAGTTATGGTGGTATGCATGGTAAGATTATCAGTGAATATCTCTATCAGCTCATCAGGGTATTTAAATCCGCTAAGGTTGACCTTGTGGATTTTAGAGCCATCTATGTTATAGATGGCCGTATGACTAACTTGATTAAGTTCATGGTGAAGTTAAAGCTTCAATCAATGGAGCGAGATTTACCTAACGGCTCCACCATCGACCTTATCGACGACGTCCGTCTAAGAATGATTGGCGGATGTAATCGTGAGAATAAGTATGACTTATTCATCGCTAGAAATTCAGTTACTGGTAATTCTGAGTATAGGTCTCATACATGTACGGGACTTATGTCTAGACCACAGTGTGCTAATTGCACCGAGAAAAATAAGAAATGTGGGTGCGTAGTTCGAGAACCATTTATGTTCGAGAATAAATTTGACATGCTCTTCAGATTAAGTCGATATGTCGAAGATGATTTCGCTGAAGACTTCAAAGATATTATCATCAACAGAACGTTCGTCAGACGTCACGCAATCGCTAATGACAAACTACCACTTATTGATGATATCAATCTCGCTATTAGGGATTCTATCATTAAAGATACAAACATGTTTGTAGATAAGTTAATCAAACTTGAATGAAAGGAATGATTATAATGGCACAGATTTTAAAGGATAATCTTGGACTCTGTGAGATGATTAATCGTGACCAGGAGATTATTGCTAGAAAGCATGGTCTTCCGGTTATGAGAGGCGTTCTCTATAAGGTAAACATGGACTCCAATGGTGACCCAATTTTCGATAAGCTCGAAAAGGTCAATGAAAATACTGTAGTACTCGGAGGTGCCGTTCTTGCACTCGAGAAACTCTTCGGCAGGGGTGCCAAGTACCTCCCAGGTACTCTTAATGAAGAGTATAAAGTTAACGACGCGTTTGATGTCAATCCGCAGCAGACATATATCAGATGCTTTGGCGTAGGTACGGGTGGTGCTCGTGATACAATCGGTAGCGTTCTCGACCCGGACTTCAAGCAGAAGTTCCTGAATGATATGATCCCGTTCAGAATCTCTGATACAGAAGATCTTGCTGATACAATCGACCCCGAAGTTGCAAAGAAGTATTTCTTCAGACGTCAGATTTATGAGAATCCTAAGCCACTGTGGGGCTGGTATCTCAAGGAATTTGAAAATCCTGATTCTATACCTCAGCCTTCATCATACTGGAAAGATGTTCCGGATCCTAACTCTCTCGGTACGGAAGTAAGTAGTAATCCAGAACCATATACACTTATCGGCGAGAATGATAACCTCATCGAATGTTTCGGTGAATGTATCATCAAGCTCGAAGAAGATGACCTCAGACCTTGGTTCCAGTATAACGGTAGCCTTCCTACTGCACGATATAATACATTTGGTCTCTTCACTGGAGCGAAGACACCTATCGTATCAGGATATGTTGACTATGTTGGAGTAAGACTTTTCTCAGTGGTTAACTTCAACAACGTTGCCCTCGATATGCCTACATCTGCAACATATCTCTATCGTGTATATGCTGCTATCTAAATTACTTAAAAGAAAGAAGAAATTTATTGCTGTGCATGTAAATGGCTTTGTCAATTCAGATGGAACTGAGAATGTACATGGGAGGTTTCAATACGACTTTGAAGAATCACTCGTAGGATTTACGTCGAAATTGAAAATCATAGACACCATCAGTGGACATTATTATGTTAACACTATAGGACCTGAGTATAGATCAGAGAACTGCAGCTCAGTTAATATGCTCGAAATCTTTCAGCGGTTAAATTTATATATCCGCACTAACAACTTCAATAATGAGAGGATTATGTAATGTCGCCCTCAAGCATTATATGCGTTTATCGCACAGGGATTGACTTTTCTATTTTGGACAATGCCGGTATGAGACACCTCATCAACGCATATGGGCGATCCTCCTCCTCTCTAAACTGTCGTCATGGCAGGACCTACCTAAATACAACGATGATACCCGGATGCCTCCGTATGGGCATCCGGGTATTTCGTATCGTTTAAATGTCAAACTATATATCCTTACATGGTAAAAAAGACCGATGAGGTCGACAAAATGTCTAATATTGTAAAGGAGGTAGATTTCTATGAGACATCGTAGAATCCCCACTAAGGAGAATTATTATCTCGATATTGCAGAAGCAGTTGCAGGAAGGGGTACATGTATTAGAAGATGCTTCGGTGCGATTATAGTTAAGGATGACAGAATCATATCCACTGGATATGTTGGAGCACCTAGAGGTGAAGAGCATTGTTGTGATACCGGAAAGTGTATTCGACATGAATTGAATATACCATCTGGTGAACGATATGAATTATGTAAGAGTGTCCATGCCGAGATGAATGCTATCATAAATGGTACTGCATCAGATATGATTGGTTCGACTATGTATTTAGTTGGAAAACACGTCACTGATGACGGCACACTCGGAGAGTATGTGGATGGTACATCACCATGTAAACTGTGTAGACGTATGATAATCAATGCACGTATTGCTTATGTGGTAATAAGGAATGCTGATGGTATTACTTGGAGAAAGTATCCCGTATCCGAATTACCTGAATATAAATAACTTTAACTTTAAGATCTTAGGAGGGTCCAAATTATGGCAAAGAAATCAATGGATAATATTGAGGTTAAGATGGGAGACCCAACGTGGGTAATTCCAGCTATCAATAATCTCACTACATATTCGACCGACGAACTTGTTGACCCAGAGGGCAAGTTCTCCAAGTATGCTATTCAGACATACGGTAAACTTGGTTACTTCACTGGTACAGAATCCGATGATGATTACGAACTTAAAGGCGTAATTGATTGTAAAGACCCGATTCTCAGTGAAGAAATTCAGGCTCTTCGTCGTAAGATTTATGATATGAATCCAAAGGGTAGGAGATATGGTACTGATATTATATCAGCACATGTATATACCCGTGACTTTGATAATGACTGTAGAGAGGATATGCTTACTGGTAAAGGTTTTAGGATATCCAATCACGAGTCGTTCGATAAGAAGAATCAAAAGATACCAGACGGTCTTCAGAGCCCAGAATTCGGTAGTGACTTCGGCGACGACCTTGAATTTGCAGAAAGATATAGATGTGTATGTGGACTCAAGATGGGTCAGATGTATGAACATGAAATCTGCCCAGAGTGTAATACAGAAGTTCAGTACTGTGAGGTAGACCTTGAGAAGACTGGATGGATTTTCATCGAGGGTGGATTTAAAGTAATCACACCTATATATTACGCGAAGCTCGAAGCACTCCTCGGGAAGTATGATAGCCAGGACTCAGTTATCGGGGCAATCATCCGCTGTAACTATAAAGATGCAAAGACAAATGAGGAACTTGATGAAGCTGGTCTTACAGATAGAGACCGAGAGATGATTGTTAAGCATCCATTTATCCGTAAAGGTATGGCATGGTTTGAACAGCACATTCTCGAAGTTCTCGATTTCTATAGGAGAGCTAAGCCCGGTAAGGCTAAATGGTTCGAAGAAATCATTGATAATATAGACAAAGTATTCTGCTCGAGAATACCAGTATATACATCAGTTCTCCGTATGGAAGCTCCTGGTGCAAAGGATGAGAAGGTATTTAGAACCAAAACTAATACCTGCTATCGTTCAATCATCAGGTCCGCAAACATGATTAATGATTTGGTATCTCGTCACTATGTAAAGAATGCTGACGATAATGCACACTTTACAACCACTTATGATATCAGTGAAATGACATCAATTGACAGATTCAGCGCTCAGATTCAGAAGGACCTCAAGGACCTCTTCGAAGAAGAGTTCACAATTCTGTCAGGAAAAGAAGGATATATTCTTGGTAAGGTAGTATCTGGTAGATACAACTTCTCCGCAAGAAACATCATCATCTCTGGTGGTGCCGACCTTCACTCAGACGAAATCATGGTTTGCTATTCCACATTCATTGAGCTCTTTAGATATGAGCTCACAGCATACTATGCTAAATATAATAACTGTACAATATCAGAGGCCAATGATGCAATCCTGAAAGCACAGTCACGATTCGATAAGCAGGTATATTACACCATGCTCTATATGGTTAATACGAATGATATCCATGTAATAGTTAACAGAAATCCGTTAGCATATAGCGGCTCCCAGTCGTGAGGCTGGTGAGAAAACTCTACTTTATACGGGGAAATGCTAGCCACCTCTTTTGAGGTTCCGTGCTACATTTACAAGCGTTAGCATAATCCGTAGCCAGGTCTCAGTTTACTGAGACAAGGTTCAACGACTATCGAAAGGGTAATCCGATACTTACATCGGGTGAGTAACCGAGTAGAGTAGGGCCAAGTGGTAGGTTTCTAGATGATATTAGTCTAGAGTGATTCCTTTAAACCGAAATGATGAGCATCTCATAAGAGTTTATGAGTTGGTGATATAGTCTACGCAACATGGTAACATGTTGAACCCAGTACTGGGTTGATGGTAATTAACGACTACCATTTACTTGCACGGCAATTAACTATGGATCATTCCTTGCACTTCGTATCGTTCATGTTAAATCTGATATTGGAGATAGAACTCTCACCGTTAATAAGCGTATCCTCATCGTTATGGGTGCAGACTTCGACGGTGACCAGGAGAATATATTCAGAGTATTTGGCGACTCACTTAACGCAACTATTGCGAGACAGATGAACCCGAGATATACGCTCTTTATCGACAAAAAGAATAATCAACTCAATCGAGCGTTGATGCCTACGAAGGATGAAGCTATCGGCTTCTATACCTTCAATAATATCTAACGAAAGGGTTATGCTAAAATGCCAGATAAACTCGAACTCAATATTGCATCAATTACAATCATCATTGATGTGATCGAATTAACCATCGTATTTCTGACATGTATGCTATTTATAATATCTCGCAAGTATCTATATAATAAATTCGAGATTCGATGTGCTGTCACTAATGGTGATAAGCGTAAGTTTAATCTCATAAATCATATTATTACCGCTATCGTTATTGCGATGGCGGTAATAATCCCTATTGAAATAATAATAGATGGGAGGGCATGTTGGCCTTGGATATAAGATTCAATATGTATAAGGTCAAGTATGATAAGCTTGACCATTTAACACGTACGCTGTTTCATTCACAGCATATATCAACCGTAAATATATACATCAGTCTCGATGACATATATTGGCATTGCCGCAACGGTCAGTCCAATCACGAATTCCAGTGCTGTGGTAATATGGCACCAAAGCAGTTGGTGTCCAATGTCCTTAATATTATAGCACACTATCGTGAATGGGCGGTTAGAAAGAATTTGACAGTTAAGGTATATGCATACTACACAATGTCTACCATATTCGAGAACCGTAGCATACGTCACGATTATAGAAGTAATTACATTAGCAGAAGTGATATAACTAATGCAGACTGCTACTATGTAAATAACTGTATCCGTGAAGCTGCACCAATTCTCAAGACAGTTACACAGTATATCGATGGCGTATACGTTGTTGATACTAGAGGATTGGAACCTTCCGCATTTCCACATCTCATGGCTACCGAACTATCCGACAGTCCTGCAGATTGGAACTTCCTCATAACTAAAGACATCGTCGAATTCCAGTATGCATACTATGATAAGTTCTCGGTGATTTATCCGAAGGGTGATGACTCAATGCTTCTGGATACTCCTTCAACATGGAGGCATATTGCCAATAAGGAGAAGGTGGAGAGTGAATATCTCTACAAATACCCAGATGCGTTCTTACCAATAACACTCGCTATTGTTGGTGACAAGAAACGCTCCATCCCGAAGATAAAGGGACTTAGCTGGAGAACTATGATGAGAATGATGGATGATATTAT